TATGACGAAGAATGATGCGCAGAACGTAATCAGCGCACTTCGCACCATGATGGTGAAAGCGGGCTTTAATCCGGACGGACTTACGGCGGCGGCAAGATAAAAACTTTTTCGGAAGTTGAAACTTCCTCAAAACTTTTTAAGGGAGGCAGAATGGACGGCTTAATGCTTGATATGTTTCGAGACGTAAGCGGACGAGGTATAGATAAAGCGCAAGTCTTAAAAGCATTGCGGGCGTTAAGTAATTGGTACGGCGGGCAGCAGCTTTATATTCCGTTGCGGGCGGAAAAGTCTGAACTTGGCGATGAGATACTCGGAGTGATGGCTGACGCAATCGGAGATGCGGATGCGGGGAAGATATACGATGTGTTGTCGGCGTTGTACGGCGGCGTTCAATGGTATGTCCCACTTGAGCGCAACGCTTTCCGCGACATAATCGCGCAGGAAGTTTTAAGCGCGTACGACGGTAAGACGGAGACACTTCGGAATCTTTGCCGAAAATACGGCTGTTCTTTCGGCTGGATTTATAAGCTCTACCACGAAGCGGTGGAGAATAAAGCACAAATGGAGTTTATTTTTTAAACACGTTTACATCAGATTGATTAAAAAAACACGATAGACTGTCAGCATGAACACTGACAGTCTTTTTTTATGTCTGAACTTCGAGGGGACAAAAATCCCCACAAAACTCAATCTGCTCCCCGCCGGAGACTTTGTCGCAGGTCGCGACGGCAGACGCTGGACGAAGCGCAATGCCGAAATCATAGCGCAAAAGTCAAATGAGTACCTGCCTCAGCATCCTATCGATGAAAATCACTCAACAGACTTAAAAGCGTCAAAAGGTGAAGCCGCTCCTGCAATGGGCTGGTTTACCAACATCGAAGCAAAAGAAAACGGCTCAATTTGGGCGGATGTTTCATGGACTGCGAAGGGGAAAGCGGCGTTGGAAAGTCAAGAATACCGCTACATCTCTCCCGTTTTTGAAGCCGATACGAGCGGAGAAATCATAAAAATCTTACGGGCGGGGCTTACCAATACGCCGAATATCGACCTTCCGGCATTAAATAGTACACAAACCGTGCAGGCGGAAAATCCTGCAAAGGAGACAAGAATGAATAAAGAATTGTGCGCCGCGCTGGGCTTGGCGGAAAACGCAACGGAAAACGAAGCGATAGCCGCCGTCAATGCGCTTAAAACACAGCTCAACAGCGCAAAGACGGTAGACCTTACCGCTTATGCGCCTCGCGCGGATTTGACGCAAATGGAAGCGCGGGCTGTTCAAGCTGAAAAACAACTTGCAGAACTCAACGCCGCTCAACTCAAAGAAAAGGCGGTTGCCGCAGTCGAAAAAGCGGTTTCAGACCGCAAGATAGCCCCTGCAAGCAAGGACGCTTACCTTGCCATGTGCGCAACACAGGAAGGTCTTTCTAACTTTTCAAAAATCATGGAAAGCACACCTGCGCTCATTCCTGCGGGAACTTCTGCGGCGGCGGGCGAGCCTCCTGCCGGCGGAACGGCTACGGAACTCAACGCGGAAGATGAGTCATTCTGCAAGGCGATGGGCTACACCCATGAAGAATGGCAGAAAATCAAAACGGGCACGGCTCAATAACTAGGGGGACAAAATGATAATTAAAGACAGTACACTGCAAGCCCTGCGCACAATGGTGCGCTCGGAGTACCAGCAGGCATTTAATGCGGCGATTAACCGTGATGACTACAAGGAACTGGTAACGATTATTACCAGCTCTACACGCTCAAACTCTTATGCGTGGCTCGGCGCGTTTCCGAAGATGCGCGAATGGATTGGCGACCGCGTCATTAACGACATGAAAGAGTTTTCTTATGAAATTGAAAATAAACTCTACGAAGCGACGCTCGGAATCAAGCGGACGGACATTGAAGACGATTCGCTCGGACAGTACCGCACTCTTGCCCAAAGCGAAGGACAGGAAGTTGCAGACTTTTTCTGGCGTGAAATTGCTTCTCTTATGAAAAACGGCTTTTCTGCGCTCTGCTACGACGGTCAGAACTTTTTTGATACCGACCACCCTGTTTACGAAAAGGCGGACGGAACAGGAAGCAATACGCAGACTTCAAACATTCTCGGCTCCGGAAGCGGTGCACCATGGTTCCTGCTCGATTTAAGCCGTCCGTTAAAGCCCTTTATCATGCAGGAACGCTTTAAGCCTGAGTTCGACGAAATCAAAGATACAAGCAATCAGACGGTCTTTATGAAAGACCAATACCTTTACGGCATCCGTTATCGCGGCAACTGGGGCTACGGTCTTTGGCAGCAGGCGGTCGCGTCAAAAGAGGAGTTGACGGCTGACAACTTCCAAAAGGCTTACGGCATGATGGAAGCGTTTAAGCGCGACGGCGGTGAGCCTTTGGGCTTACGGGCGACGCACTTGGTCGTTGACAGCACGAACCGTGCGGCGGCGGAAGCGATTCTTTTGAAGCAGAACCTTGTCGGCGGAGAGTCCAACATCAATTACAACCGCGTAAAACTTATTACGTGCCGCTGGATGTAGGAGGTACGGTATGGATAAGAGTATAGAACAACTTGAAGAAGACGCAAAGAAAGCGTCGGAAGCGTTGGAAGCCGCTTTTGAAAAACTTGAAAGCGCACAAAAGGAACTTGAAAGCAAGTCGGATGATGAAAAACTCAAGAAAAAAGTTGACGGACTTGAAAAGGCAATGCAGACGGCAAAAACGAAAGTAGTTGAAACGGCAAAGGCTGTTGAGGATGCGAAAAAAGCCTTAAAAGACGCGCAGGACGAAAACGCTAAAAAAGAAACGCCGAAAGACGGCGGGGATAATCCGAAAAGCGCAGACGGCGGCTCTGGAGAAAAGAAAATCCGTCTCCGCGTTCGGAGCAAAACCGGAAAGCCGTCGTATTTCCGTGCAGGCTTGCGTTTTACGCCGGTCGAGGCGGAATACGAAGTTAGTGAAGACGTTGCGGAAATCCTTAAAAACGACCCGTGGCTCGACGGGAAGAGCGTAGAATGAAAACGCTCTTAACTGTGCAGGAACTTGAAAGGCGTGCGGCGGCAAATTCACTGCCGCTTGCTGATGACGGCAATCTTGACACCGAGCGCATAGCACTTGCGCTTGAAGACGCGACGGGAATCATCGTTGCTCAATTGCCGTGGCTTTTAAAAGACGGCGATGTCGTCGAGACGGTTCCGGCACAGTTTGACTCCGCGCTGAAAAGCATATGCGCGGACATCGCCGTTCACCGGCTTACGGATGCGGTAACGTCAAGCGAAGACGCCCGCGCGTGGTATGCCGACAGCATAAAGTTGTTGGAAAAGATAGACCGCGAATATAAGGGCGGTTTATCCGGCCCGGACTTGCAAGAAGCGGCAGTCGTTTCCGGCGGCGGAGATGATGATACGGCAGACCCGCGCTACTGGAAAAAAGGAAAACTGCTGTGAGCGGCGCGTATGTTTCAAGCGACATAAAAGAATTGGAAGGGCTTGCGGCAATCTTAAAGCGTTCGGCTCTTTCCGTTTCAGATAGAGCGGCTCTTATGAAAAGCCTTGGCAATGAGATTGTCGAGCAATCGCGCTCAAGAATCCTTGAAACGCAGGAAGACCCCGAAGGCAATAAATGGCAGGACTATGCAGATTCAACACTTCGGGGACTAAAGGCGAAAGGGCTTGAAAAAGTCGTTTCGCTTTTGAACCGCGAAGGCTACCTGCACCAATCGATAGACGTACAGCAAAGCGGGCAATGGAGTGTGTTGGTCGGTTCCGCAAGAGAATATGCAGGCGTCCACCAATGGGGCTACAAGCCGAAGAACATTCCCGCCCGTCCGTATTTGGGTTTGAGTTCCGATGATATTTCGGACTTGACGGAACTTGCAGAAATCTTCCTAAAAAGGCGGATGCAATGAAATTGACGTATTTGGATATTAAAAACAGCGTCATCGAACAGATACAGGCAGCGTTTGCCAAAGACAGGCGCATAACGGTCAAAAGCCACGCGGGAAACTTTGACGAAGCGGAAGTCCGCCGCCTTATGCAGTCAACACCTGCAATTCTTACGTCTTTAGTCGAGATAAACGACGAGGACGAGGCGGACGAATGCTATATCGAGTTTGTCAGCTGGGTTTTATACCGTGCTGACAATCGCGACAAACTGTATGACGGCGCTCTGTCGCTGGTATCCGCGCTGGTTGGTGTTATAAAAAACATTGACAATCCGGCATCCTTCGGCGGCGGAAAAAAGATAAGAGCCGAGTGCTTGTATACAGGTTCTCTCGACAAAATTAACGCGACGCTCTGGGCGGTGCGCTGGCGGATTTTTGCGCGGGCGGTAAATGATGAAGGCGTTATTCCGCTGCCGGATGAGTTGGATTGGTTCAAAGGATATGAGGCAACTTTGAAAGTCGGAAATCAAAAGGCTGACGACAGCGTCAACCTTGAATAACAGGAGAATATTATGGCAATCGCATTTACCCAGATACCGGCAAATTTGCTTGTGCCGGGACAGTATCAGGAAATAGACAATAGTCTTGCCGGTGCGCAAGGCGACATTAAAACCGTGCTTGCAATCGGCATGAAAGCCAAAACAGGAAAAGCTCCGGCAGGCGTTCCCGTCAACGTCGTAAGTGCGGCGCAGGCAAAAGAAGCGTTCGGCTTTGGAAGCCCTGCGGCAATTATGGCGGAAGCATTTTTGGCTTCAAACAAAACAGAAAAGCTGTACGTCCTGCCGGTGGATGAGCCTGCGGCAGGGACGGCATGGAAAAAAGAATACACGATAAAAGCGGCAAGTGCGGGGGACGGAAGCGTCATGTTGACGATAAACGGGCGCGGCGTGTGGGCGGCGGTAAAGGCAGGAATGGATGCCGCAAAGATTGCGGCGGCTGTCGTTGCCGCCTGCAACGGTCTTGAAAACTCCCCCGTACAGGCAGAAACGAGCGGAGATAGCGGGAAAATCATCTTTTCTTCTATATATAAAGGCTCTGCCGGAAACAAAAACACGCTTAAAATCGAAAGCCTTGCCGCAGGCGTTACGGTAGAAGCAGGAGCCGAAACCAACGGAACGGGCATTTCAGACCTTTCAAAACTTCCCGAATGGCTCGGTGCAAAGAGGTGGAATTACATCGTTTTTGACTTTGACGATGAGGCAAGCATTAAACTTTTGGCGGAAGAACTTGAAAGCAGGTATTCAGCAATGCGGCAAATCGGCGGCAGGGCGTTTATTGCGCTTTCTGGCAAAACCGGAAGCGCAACGGAAGCAGGTTCAATTTTGGCACAGGCGGCAAAAATCAACAGCCCGCACATCTGCCTTATTCCGCGAGGAGAAGATAGTACGCTTCCGTGCGTATGGGCTGCCCGCTTTGCCGCCTCCGTCTGCCGCGTATTGGCGGACGATCCGAGCGCGAACACCTACGACGTGAAGGTTAAGGGGCTTGCGCCGGATAAAGAATACGATTTTGACACGAGGCAGAGATTGCTTGAGTCGGGCGTTGCGACATGGCGGCTTGACCCGATGGGGCAAGTCCTTATTGAGCGGCTTGTTACCAGCTACACCGAGAATTCCGACGGCGGGCGCGACACAAGCTACCTTGACATTCAAGTGGTTGAAACAGTTGATGCGGTGCGTACCTACATCAATGCCGAAGCAAAGAAGCGGTTTAAGAGTTGGAAACTTGCAAGCACGGACGAAAACTTTGGAGCGGGCGCAAAAGTTATGACGCCGGGCATTTGGCGGAGTTTTTTGGCGGACTTGTATCAGACCGTCTTTATCGGGCAGAAAAACTGGTGTCAGGATTTTGAGGGCTATAAGTCTTCAATTCATGTGGAAGTTAAAGCCGGAAGCAAGACGCGCCTTGAATATATCCATCAGCCGGTGCTCATCGGGCAGTTCTTGGTCGGCGCAGGCTTAAATCAATTCAAATAGGGGGTAGACAATGCAATTATTAAAGGTATCGCGGGTTATTTCTACGAGTTTGGGCGAATTGCCCTTAAAGGAAGGCGGGGCGACATTTAAGCCGTCGAGTTTTAAGAGGGAAACGCAGGTCGGCGAGGTGCATGAGAACACCGGCTATGTTGAAACGCCGACGGCGGCGGAATTATCACTGACGCTCAACGCGGCTCTTGACCCGCAGGCATTTGCAAACGTTTCAAACGACACTCTGACAATCTTTCTGTCAGGCGGCAGTCAACACATGATGCCGTGCGCGTGGGTTACGGATGCGGTGGAACTTTCAAAAGGCGAATTGAAAGTAACGTACAACTCGGCAAAGAGTCAGCGGCTTGTGTAAAAGGGGGAGGAGAATGAACACGATTTATTTGAAACACGCGGCAACGCTCGGCGAGCGGACAATAACGGAATTGACGCTGCAGGAGCCGACTGTCATGCACATAATGAGAACAGACGGACATGAACTCAACACTATTGGCGCGGACGTTGCACTTTTGTCGGCTCTTTCAGGTGAAAGCGAGGAAATATTAAAGCGTATTCACATTGAAGACTGGGCGGGAATCCGATATGAGCTGCAAAAAGTTTACGCGGTATTTTTCGGCGTAAAAGAATCCGTTGAAAAAAAAACGGAAGCACCGAACAGACAGGAACAATGACCGTCGAAGAAATCAACGCGTTTCTATTCAGCATGGTAACGGAGTTGATGAGTCTTATGCCGTCGCTGCCGTATTCGGTGATATTGAATTTCAACTGGAAGCAGTTACGACAATGGCATACGGCGGCAATTAAAAACTACAAGGCGTTGAACGGGATAAAATAGATGGCTGACTTACGGGCAAGTGTTTTGCTTGCATTAAAAGACGGATTTTCTCAAGGCATAAAAAGCGCAGGGGCGGCGACGCAACAGTTTGCCTCTACTGCAATGTCGGCAGTGGATAAAGTCGATAAAGCCTTTTCCGGCGTTACCTCAAAACTCGGTGCGCTCGGTGTCTCTTTGTCCGTAGGAGCTGCGACAAATGAAATCATAAACATTGACGAACAGCTTACGCGCATGGGAATGACTGCCAACGCATCGGCGGAGCAGGTAAATCGCCTCAAGCAGAAAATCTTTGAAGCCGCGCAAGACCCAAATATTAAAATCGACCCGTCTAAAATCATTTCCGCCCTCGATGTGGTCATGACGAAAACCGGCAATTTGGAGTATGTAGAGGACAATATCAGAAATATTGCGGTTGCATTGCAAGCATCGGGAGCTGCCGGAGAAGAAATGGGTGATGTTTTTTCCGAGTTCCAGAAAAAGAACTTTTCCGCAGACGAAATATCCCAACTGATGGACGACTTGGTAAAGCAGGGAGACCAAGGGGAGTACACTTTTCAAAAGTTTGCAAAGACGGGAAAGGCTGTTTTATCGTCATATTCAACGATTGGAAATAGCGTTGATGATATAAAAAAATTGAATGCTGTAATGCAGGTACTTGTTGCGGACACCAAGAATGAAGAACTTGCGGCGACCGCGTTGGATTCTGTCATTTCCGAATTGTCCGACCCGAAAAAACAAGCGAAGCTCGGCATTATTGGTGTTGCCGTCCGCGACAGCAAGGGAGAGTTTAGAGACCTTGCGGACATTATGGATGATGTACTAGATGTCGCAAAAAAAGAAGGAAATATTGATTTTCTGTCAGAAGTATTCGGCGTTACGAGCATGAAAGCCGTCCGCGCATTTCAGAATTACGGAGAAAACTATAAAAAACTGACGGAAGATTTAGGAAATACAACAGGCGCACTTGAAGCAAAATCCGCTCGTATGGCGGGAACGATGAAAGCAAATCTGCAAAATCTTCAAACAACCTTCTTGAAATTTGCCGACACAAACCTTGCCGCTCCGCTTGAAAAAATCAATAACCTTTTATCGTATCTTTCAGAAAAACCGGAGCGGCTTGAGCGGGTATTCAACGTTGTCAAATACGGGCTTGCAAGCATTGTTGCAATCAAAGGACTTGCGAAAGTGCAAAGTTTTGTCACCGGCATCTCTGGAATGCTGGGCAAAGGCGGCAAAACTGAAATCGCGCTCGGTGCAGGCTCGGACGTAATGCCCGTATTCGTTACGAACATGGGAGGCGGCATAGGCGGCGGGATGCAGCAATCAGCTCAGTTTTCGACAGGAGTAAAAGATACGCTCGGCGGAAGGATGGCAGCCAATTCTAATATGCTTCGTTCCAGCGCAATACAAGCCGGAGTATTGCAGGTTGTTACAACCGGCGTTACCAAAACGCTCGGCGCGATTGATGCCGTGCGGAAAATCAATGCGGATGAGAGTTTATCAGAAAAAGAAAAATCAAAAGCGAAAGGCGGGGCAATAGGCGACGCCGTTGGAACGACAGTCGGTACGGGGCTGGGAGTTGCGGCAGGGGCTCTGCTCGCCGGTAAAATAGGTGCTATGGTCGGCACCGCTATTGCGCCAGGCATAGGGACTGCCGTAGGCGGTGCGATAGGTATGGCAGGCGGGGCTCTTGTCGGCTGGCTTGGTGGGAAACTCGGAAAAAAAGCAGGTGAAGCAATCGGCGGCGCATTCGGCAAGGACGAAATCCCCGCAAGCGAAGCTGTCAAAGAAGAACTTGCAACTGTCGAACCGATGCCGCAAACGCCGCTTACTGCTGAACTTACGGGGAATGCTGTCATGGATGTGAATGTCAATCTTTCCGGCGACAAGGCTCAAGCCCAAGCGAAAATGCGCAGTAATTCAACGCCGTTTTTGTATAACACCGGTCGCGTTGCAGAATCGCGGGGGGCGTTCTAAATGTACGAGTGGCAACCAGACTTACCCAAACCGGCAAGCGAAAACTGGCGCAAGGCTTACGGCTCGACAACCGACGGAAGGTCATACACTCCGTCAGACAGTCAAGCAAAAACGGCTTATCAGGCTCCGAACGGAAAACCGGTTCAATTCGTCTATGAGAGCATGAAATTATCCGGCGGGCTTTCCGTCGATACGGCGGAATATCCATTTTTCGGTCTATGGTCATCTACGGTTTTGAACGAAAAGACGCAAGGAATCACCGTATCAGGATTTTTGCGCGGCGATGAATACATTAAATCGCGCAATTTGTTGGTAGATGCCCTGCGCGTTACGACTACCGATGACGAGCCGGGATATATAACGCTACCGCTTTGGGGGCGCTTTCCGGTCATCGTCATTGATTGGGACATTGAAGAAACGGCGAAGGAGCTAGGGCAATGCAAGGTAAATATCACGTTTACACGTGCGGGCTGTCCGCTTGCTGAACGCTGGCAGGGCGATAACGCAATCGGGAAGTCGGTTTTAGAAGCGGCGGAAGACGTAAAAATTGCGGCAGCTAATTCTTATGTGTCCCGCCTTGCTGATTCAGTCGATGAAAAGACGCTGGTGAAGTCGTTTCAGTTATTCCGCAAAAAACTGTTTAAAACGGTCGGGCGCATTCAAGGCGGCTACAGAAAACTCAATGAGCTGTCAAACAGCGTTGCGCGGATAAGTAACCTCATTGCGCAGGGAATCCGCAGTCCAAAGACGCTTGCACTTGCATTATTCGGTATCATGGGAAAAATCGCGACAAGTCTTGCAGAAATCAAAAATGCCGGAGAAGAAACTGCTGCTTTTTTCCGCACCAAAAATAATGAAAAGAACGCGCTTTTCTGTTTTTTGCCGGAACATAAATATCAATTACCGGTTGAAGCGGTTACGGCAAAGCAGATTGCGACAAAAAAAGAAACGGAAAATCTTTACAGAACGGCAGCTTTGTATGCGGCGGCGCGTATTCTTCCGACGGTGCCCGCGCAGTCATACAACAAGACGGCAAATCTCTTTGCATTGTATGACCGACTTGAACGGAGCGTTGACCTTGAAGATACGGAAGTATACGGCGCGGTTACAGAGCTTCGTCGTGCGCTTTCAAAAGAGCTTGCGGCAAAGGAATTGAGCGCGGAACTTTCGATAACGCTCAACGCCGGAATGCCGCTTTTAACTCTTGCGCATTATTTGGGAGCGGAGGAGACCGTACTACGGCATCTCAACTTTATAGAAGATTCTTTTGCGGTAAAGGGGGAAATTCGTTATGTCTAAAATCGTTATCAATGTTATTCCGGCAGGCTCGGAAAAGCGGACGACCTTGCAATGGAAGCGCGTACAAATAAAAAAATCGCTCGATGAAATCTGCCACAGCCTCACGCTGGAATTACCGGTAAGTCAAAAAGGACTTTTGAAGGTACACGACACGATTGAAGTGCGTTTTTACAACAAATACATAACAAGCAACGATGGCAACCTCCGCGTTACGACCGTCCGCATTGACGAAATCACCGATACGACGGAGGCAGGACAGAAGTACATAACGGTTCTGGGACGCTCCCCCGCCCGCGACATCATAGATTCGTCTTGGTCTGGAAGAGCGGAAAGCGCAACGCTTTTGAATGTTGCCAAGGCTATTGCCAAAAAATTTGACATTGTAGTACAGCACTTACCGCGCGATGTTGACTACACGGAGACTATTCCCGCTATTGAGTGGAATTGTGAGTCGCCGTGGACGAAGCTCTTAAACGCCGCAGATAATCAAGGCTACGTGCTGACCAGCAATGAAGCAGGCAACTTGTATTTGACAAAAGGCGGACGTAACGCCGATTACTGGCATTTTGTCATTGCGGAAGGAATGAATATAAAATCCGTAGAAACAACAGAATCCGGTGCGGAGCAGTTCAGAGAGTACGTTGTCGTATCAGGGGAGGCTCCGAACACTGTAACGGGGCGTGCAGTCGATACGAAATGCCGGAATAACAGGATTCTAACATTAAACCTTTCCGATTTTGATTTCGACCAAGAGAAAGCAAACCGCCGTGCGCAGATTGAACTATACCGCCGCAGGAAAACGACAACAAAAGTTACCATTTCAGGCTGGGGCTTAACCGATGAGCAAATCAGAGCTTTCGGCGACACGCGAGAAAAGGAATTATTTTTTAATCCCAATTTTTTAATTCCGGTTTACATACCGTCTGCCG